GAGAGAATTATCCTAGCCAACGTGCATAAGCTAATCGACAAGCCGCTGATTAAATTCCGGAACGAAAAGACTCCGCGCTTCAATCCCGAGCGCAAGAATGAGATCATGTCGGCGTTCAAGATTCGCGTCAACGCCATCAAGCCGACACTCATTGTCTGCTCTGACCCCGTGACTCTAGGAATCTTTACTGGCTGGGACATAAAAGTCAGCACCATCGACAAATGTCGCGGCGGTGTGTATGACTACGAAGGGATTCCCGTGATCGTGACACTCCCCGTCACGGCCATTCACCGTAACATTGACGAGCGACTCGTCAAGGACAACGAAGACGAGGAAGTTAGTTATGAACCATATCGAATCCCCCAAGGCTCGTGGATTTTGGCGCGTGATTGGGAGAAAGCTGCTCGCTATTTCAACGGAACGCAACGGCGAATCCCGCCATTCCAGTATTCTATTTGTCGGTCGATTGCAGATTGCTTTGCGGCGCGCGAGTGGCTCGTGGGATGTTCGGCTATCGCTGTGGATATTGAGACCGCGTGCTTCCCTGCTCAGATCACGTGTATCGGATATACTGGGATTCGCCCCGATGGCAAAGTGCGATCTTTCGTTATTCCTTTCTATGACGAATACGCGGACAATGGTTGTTTTTGGTCGGACGAAAACGACCACGCGATCGCTTACTCCGTTTGTCGGGATATCAATGAGTCGCCGGTCCTAAAGATTCTCCAGAACGGAAACTACGACGCGAGTTATTTTATCCGCGACTGGCTGGGACTCGACAACTTCCTATACGATACCATGCTTATGTGGTATGCGTTGTATATGGAATTGCCGAAGTCCTTGGACTTTATCTCAAGCATCCTGCTGGACTCGTATCAGTATTGGAAAGATGACATCAAAGGCTCGGAAGAGAAGGACGAGATTCAAGGGAACATGGAAAGATATTGGCGTTACAATGCGCTTGATACTCATTACACATTGTTCAACTGTCTCTACATGCTGCGACTCCTGAACGCCAATCCCGTCATGCAATCCAACTACCGCGATGTTTTCATGCGCGCCATGAGTGCGCTAAGGATTTCCATGCGGGGAGTCAAGGCAGATTTCAAGCGTATCAATCAGCATCGAGAGGCACTCAAGAAACAATATGAGCAGAATCTAACACGACTCAGATATCTCATTGCCGATCAGGAGTTCAACGTCAACTCACCAGCGCAGAAAGTTTCCCTACTTTATGATGTGCTTGGCGCGAAACCTCGTAACGCGAAGGGGCGAGTCCTTGGTCGCGACGCAAAGGAAGGTCCATCGTCTGGAGCCATTGCACTCAAAGCCATCAAGTCGGAGCATCCAGTTTTCAAGTATGTCATCACCGCGCTGGAGTCCACGATGGAACCAGACAAGCAGATGGGGTTGATAACCGGACGCAAGGATAACGAAGGGAAGATCACAGGTGGAATCAAATTCTTTACTGACCGCTTCAGAACGTGCTACGGCGCGGCTGGAACAACTTCGACTCGCTTCAATTCCAAATCCTCCAACTTCTGGGATGGAACGAACGCGCAAAATATCCGCGCGAGTATGCGCGATTTCCTCGTTGCGGATGAAGGCTGCATCTTAATGGATGTTGACTACTCACAAAGTGACGATGTATTCATGGGCTACGAATCGAATGACCCGAACAAAATCCAAGTGATTGAATCTGGAGTCGACGGCCACGCAGTCCACGGCGAGTTGTTCTTCAAGATACCCTACGCCGAAATTGTTGCAGGCAAGAAACTTGGCGACCCGCAAATCGTCCATCCAATCTTTGGAGTCAGGCAGCTATCCAAGCGTATCGTTCACGGCACGAATTTCCAGATGGCCGCGATCACTTTGTATATGACGATGGGTCGTGACTCAGTAGTTGCTGCTATGCACCTGATGGGTTACAAGGACGCGCACAACTGGAGTCAGGATCAACTGATTTCTGGATGCCAGATGCTGATGAACGCTTACCGCCGTAAGTATCCGCGGTTGACTCCCAAGGAATACTACAAGGAAATCGCAGACATGCTCAAGACCAAGGGCACTGTCACCAATGCCTTCGGAGTTGTTCGGCGATTCCTTGGTGATCCTAACGACAGCGGAACGCAGCGTGAAGCAACTGGCTTTATTGGGCAGAGCGCCACCGCAGGCAATATGAATCGGAGCATGTATGAGATTGATTGGGGCTATATTCCGGGCTACTTTCGCGACGGGGAAAACCCAGACCGTCAAGATACGCCGCGTAAAATGTCTTTGGAATCTCATGGATTTCGTTTCCTATTGCAGACACATGATTCATTCACTGCTCAACTTTCGCTAGACCATCCGCGATTCGAGGAAGCCGCGAATAACTTGTTGCATGTAATGGAGCGACCAGTCATAATCAACGGGCATGTAGTTAGAGTCAAAACCGAAGCGTCTTTCGGCTCTCGTTGGGGCAAGAAGATGATCGAGTGGAACCCTAAGAAGGACTCACTCTCTTCGATAGTAGATCAAGCCATGCTTCTCGAAACCGCCTAACACAAGGAGATTCTTATGGGCGCACTTGTTGGAATCGTCAAACTTGGCACTTATGATGGTGCCACTGCTGACGCAAATATCGACCGCTTACTGGCGCTTTTGCCGAATCCTAATGCAGTCTTGGATCAAGTAGTAAACTCTTCTGGCGCGATCGCTGGCGGTGGCTTGCTGGATGAAATTAGCCCGGCTGCATTGGCTCAACTGCGAGTCGAATTGCAAGCAATGAAGGACGCCTCGGCTGGCGGCGGCACAGTATTTGCTGGCCAACACACCGTGACCGCTGCCGATGCTACTGCGAATCTCGTGAACATCGTTACGGGCAAGGCCGATCTTGTGTTGGCCAACGTCGCCGTAACCGTGACTCGCGCAGGTTCGATTGTCACAGTGGACGCAGTCATCACCGAACCAACCCCAGGTTCGATTCGTGTTGCCGACGGTGTAACTTACAACACGACCGCAGGTGATCTTATCAACTGGGCAGTCGTAGCGTAATGATCGAGTGGGGCATCTGTCGTAGGTGTCCCACTCAAATCTCTTAGCAGGCAGGAGAATCACAGATGTATATAGTAGCATTTAACGGACCGCCACGTTGCGGCAAAGACACAATGGCGCGTATGCTGGCGGACCACATGGACTCGAAAGGCGTCACGCTGCCAGTTCGTGAAGTCAGTCTCTCGACCCCATTGCGAGTCATTGCATACGCGATGACAGGCTTCAAGGGCGCGCTCGATGGAGACGACTACGAAGGATTCAAGACAACAAGGTTCCTCGAATTTGATCGGACCGGTCGAGAGTTGATGATTGACGTCAGCGAGAAATTCCTCAAGTCAGTTTACGGCCAAGAAATCATGGCGGAGTTGCTGTTCGCGCAGTTAAGTGAATTCACTGGCGTTGCCCTTATTCGCGACGTGGGATTCCAAGTAGAGCTTGACACTCTCGCTCGCGTGGTTGGGCCTCGCCAAATTTATGTTGCCTGCCTCCGCCGTGAAGGTTGCGACTTTAGCAACGACTCGCGCGAGTATGTCATTCACAAGTTCTCCCACGGCTACGAGAACACCGGGAGTCTCGCCGATCTCCGCACGGAAGCTGGCCGAATTTACGGTCGCCTCGTCAACCAGATGGGCTGGAACCTCTGAGTCGTGAGTTTGAATTTCCATTCAGAATTTCTGAACGACTACATGGAAATGGTTGAGGACACCGAAAGTCCTAGACTGTTTCATTTGTGGGCCGGCATCAGCGGAATCAGTGCTTGCTTAGGTAGGCGTTGCTGGCTGCCGTTCGGCCCGATGACTGTTTATCCGAATCAATTTATTACCCTAGTCGGAACGCCGGGCACTCGCAAGTCCACTGCCATGAACATCATGAAGCGGAATCTTCGCAAGAGCACCGGCGTGCGATTCGCCCCTGTAGATACTGCGGGACAGCGGCAAGGATTGGTCGAAGCTATGAGAGGCAAAAATGATTCCGAAGAATTTCTGGACAACGTGGAACTCGCAGCGGCAGAAAATTCTCTCGCGGGCCTTACCCTCGACGAAGTGGCACGAATCAGCAACGTTCGTGATGGAGACGATGCGGATTCAGATCACCTTGACGAGGCTAGGAATTTTGTGTCTGGCGCGGATAAGCATCACATCATGGTCACAGCAACGGAACTCTCGCGATTCATCGGGCAGAACAACTTCCAAATGTTGGATTTTCTCGGCACGATGTGGGACGGAGAGGACTACGAGTATCAGACAAAAGCTGGACTCACTGTATTGCGCGACCCACTTATCAATCTCCTAAGCTGCACGACGCCGACGAGTCTGAACGTAGCGATGCCGCCCGCCGCTGGTGGTCAGGGTTTCTTGAGTCGCATGATCTTGGTATACGGCAGCCGCAAATACAAGGAAGTCCCGACGCCGACTGAGCCTGACTCAGAGATCGTTCTCAAAGTCAAAGGCCAGTTCAATCGAACCTACCTTGAGTTGGCTGGTGAGTTCACAGAATCCGTAGCAGCGTTGGCGTTCCGCGAATCCATCTATGGGTGGAAGCTGGAAATCAACGACCCGCGCTTTGGCTACTATCATGAGCGTCGGCAGGACCATCTGATTAAACTTGGTATGGCGCTTTGTGCGACTCGAACAAGTCAGACAATCGAGAAAGAAGATTACGAACTCGCTCACAAAATCCTACGCGCAACTGAACGCGGGATGCCTGACGCACTCGGGGAGTTTGGTATGAATCCCCTAGCTGCTCTAAAACAGAACATGCTTGAATACATTCGCTCACGCGGGACCGTAAAGGTCGAAGATCTTCGTGCAGTCTTTCATCGAGACTCGCGCGCAACAGACTTCATGGAGGCCGTCAACGATTTGGCTAAGCTGAATCAGGTCGCCATGGCACAACTCGCTTCTGGTTCATCCGTCCTCATGGCCAAAGGTGGGAGTCACAATGCAGAGGACGAAATGATTAAGGCGTTGATGGAATGAGAGATTCAACTCGCTGCAATATATGCAAGGTGCCACATACGGTGAATCGCACATCGAGACGCACTAGTGGTGGCTGGCATTCGTATTGTCGCGCCTGTAATTCGACTCTTGCTAGATGCAATCGAGTTAGAATCTCTATAGACCAGTTCATGCAGATGCGCGAAAACCAAGGAGGTCAGTGCGCTATTTGCGAATCGAATTGTAATGTGAGTTACATTGATCATGACCATTCAACAGGTCAGGTCCGTGCCTTGCTTTGCAATAGCTGCAATATAACGCTCGGATTAATCGAGTCAGGGCGGCGGCAATCAACGGAGCCGTTTGCAGCTTACCTCGAAAAACACAAAGCACTAATGGAGTAATCAAAATGGTAGAAGAACAGAATAAGTTGCGCGGCATTTCGCGCGTTGGCGATGGACTCAACCTCGCCGAAGATGTTGCAGAACGCGAACACGCCGCCCTCGCCGCAGCCCCTCGCTACCCTGATCCGACTCAGCCCGACGTGATAGTGTCGATCGACATCGAATCACTAGCCCTCGGTCCGCGCCCGATCATCACTGAAATCGCCATGCTAGGTTATGACTTGTCCGAGGACTCGCTCCTTGACGCTCGTCACGTTCACCACTATCCGGTGGAGCCGCAGCAGAAAATCCTGCCACCTCGTGAGATTCATCTTGGCACCTTGATTGCCCGCGCAGGCTGGACGACAAGCCTGGGAATCGACTTTGCGCAGCAGCTTCGGCTGTCGTCGGCGACGGAGTTTGAAGACCTTGCGAGTCTCTGCCGTAACTTCATTGTGGTATTCAACCAGATCACAAACAACGGCAAGGCGAATTACGAAGTCGTTTGTGCGCGTCCGCAGTTTGACATTGTTGCGATCGAGACCCTGCTTGCAGAAGTCGGACTCGAAAAGCCTTGGGCCTACGATTCAATCATCGACGTTCGCACAATGCTCAAGCGCGCGGGAATCAACCATAAGAACATCCCGCTACCCAGTGGCTGCACCCCACATACAGGATTCGGGGATGCCCGCTGGCAGATTAACCAATACCTAGCGGCAGTGCGCGGAGTCGCTTAAATCTAATCTCCCACACCAGGCGCGAAAAAACCCCTCGGAGTCGAACTGATTCCGAGGGGTTTCTTTTTTGTTTGTGAAAATTTTTGAATTACTCTTG